TCTAAAGATAGTATTATAGCTAGGATATCACAAGCCTTAGAACTTCAAGATAATGAATTAGAAGATGTAACAAATAATTCTTATTATATGCATAGCATAGATAATGGGGTTGTTGGTGTACTTAATGTAAAGAATTGCTTTATGCCAATTCAAATTGTATTGTGTGATAGATATCCAATTGATATGTTGTACACATTTCATGGGAGTTTATCTAAGGCTTCTTATACTCGTGGTTATTATTGGGACTACCTAAAGAACTCAGAAGATTATGAGTTAGGAACTAGTATAGAGTTTGATATTAGTAAACAGTTTAAAGTTCATCTAGTTAGAAAAACTGATGATCCAAAGTACATAGCAAAAATTAAAGCTAAGTATCCTGACTTTACTACTGTGTACGAATCATGAACATTTTCTTCCTAGATCGTGATCCTGATAAGTGTGCTATGGATCACTACGATACTCATGTAGTAAAAATGATTCTAGAGTCTGCCCAACTATTGTCCACTGCTCATCATTTATGTGGTGAGGGTGGACCATATAAAGTAACTCATCAAAACCACCCTTCTGCTATATGGGTTAGAGAGTCTGTTGCTCACTATAACTGGCTTTATCTTTTAATGATAGAGCTAGGTAAAGAGTATACACATCGCTTTGGCAAAGAGCATAAAACTATACGTGAGCATAAAGATTCTTTGTTTAACACACCAAGGGACATTAAAGCACTAGGGTGGCAAGATCCACCTCTAGCTATGCCAGAGCATTGTCAATTAGATAATGCTGTTAATTCATATCGATATTATTATTTAACAGAAAAAATTAATTTAATGAAATATACAAATAGGGATGCACCTTGGTGGCTACAAAAGAAGATCGCTACGATTCCCTCTATCTAGATCTTGCAAAAAGGATTGCTCTAATGTCACATGCTGAGAAGCGTAAAGTAGGTGCAATTGCAGTAAAGAACAACAATATTCTTAGTTTTGGCTTTAATGGAACGCCTAAAGGTTTTCCTAATAAATGCGAGAACGATCAGAATAAAACACTATCGTATGTAATTCATGCTGAAGCTAATTTAGTATCTAAAGCAGCTGCAGAAGGTTTAAGCTTACGTGGTTCAACAGTATATGTAACAACTGCTCCTTGTGACAATTGTTCACTATTACTAATACAATCGGGTATCGAGAGAGTTGTCTTCTCAGATCCCTATAAAACAGACTCAGGTATTTTAACATTAATCCATAGTAACATAAGAGTTCAACAAAAATGAAAAGAGCACTAGTATATCAAGTCCCCTCAGCAACATACACTTATCCTCGTGGTGATAAGTATTTGTATCTCAGCTTTGTAGATCGTCCTACAATTATTAAATACAAGGTACGTAATAAAGTAGGTCAAAAGCTTCTTGCTCGTGTTAAGAAGTATGGCTACGAGAAAGTAACCTACCCAGTATGATTGCATTAGTAGACGGAGACGTTCTACTATATCAGGCAATTTGGGGTACTGAAGACGTAGAAGAAGCTAAAATAAAATTAGACGAGGTTCTTCAAGCTGTTATTGAAAACACCTTTTGCAGTGACTATATCATTGCAATTGGTGGTCCTAACAATTGGAGGGAAGAGTTCTTTCCTGAATATAAAAAGAGTAAAGCAAGGTTAGCATCTAAGAAGAATAGAGCAGAACACTTTGATGCTTTAAAGGAATGGTTTTGTAATCAACCTAATACAGTAGTTGCTCACGGATTTGAGGCAGATGACTTAATCCGAATCTGGGCACTCGAAGCTATTAGAGATGGTGATCCTTATATTGTATGTACAATTGATAAGGACTTGGATTGTATTCCAGGAAAGCATTTCAAACCAGGACGGGATGAGTATTACGAAGTAAATGAAGATACAGCAGATATCCACTACTGGCGACAGATTCTTATGGGCGATGCGGTAGATAATATTCCTGGACTTAGTAAAGTAGGTCCAGTGAAAGCCAATAAGATCTTAGAGGGCTGTGATAATAATAATAAAAGAAAGGCAGCAGTAATAAATGCATACAAAGAACATTATGGTGACCAGTGGAAACCTTATTTACTTGCCAATGGCAGGTTAATCCACATCTGGCGTCACATTAATGACCACTTCCAAGTCAAAGAATAAAGATAACGGACACTGGAGTTTCCCAGAACAACTTGATCATGAGAATGCCTTTGGATTTATCTATCTTATAAAGAATATTAATACTGGTATGATGTATATTGGTAAAAAGATATTTAGAGGTACAGGTAAGATAAACAAAGGCAAACCAAGCAATTGGAGAGTATATACAAGTTCCTCTAAAGATATTAATAGTATGATAGAGGAAGTAGGTATAGACTCCTTTGAGTTTCATGTACTAGAACAGTATTATACACGAGGTGGTTTGAGTTGGGCAGAAACATGGTCTCAGTGTTATGTTGAGGTTCCTACTAATAATCACATTTGGTATAATCGTTTTATTGATAAAGTTCAATGGCGATCTTCAGAAGTAGTATCGGCTAGACACAGAAAAAGACTAACTAAATTAGCAGGATTAAAATGAAGGCAGTAGGTATCACCTTAGGTTTTTGTGCATTGTTATTGATGTTGTTTCAATCAGTAAGGTTAATTATCACAATGGAGCCATGGAATTCAGCAGATTTTTTAATTGTATCTGCAACAATGAGTTTCATGTCAACTGTACTTATAACAACAGGAAGATTATTTAGCGATAAATAAAATGGGAAAAATAGTCGTAAAGAATCAACCTTGTCTTAGTAAAACTTGTGGTAGTAGTGATGCTAGACAAGTTTATGATGAAGGAAACTCGTTCTGTTTTTCATGCAGTAGCTGGTTTCCAAAACAAGATGAGGAATTATTTGTGTCAACTAAGAAAGAAAGTTATAATATCGAAACATTAGAAGATATTGCAGGTTATGCTATACGTGGCTTTGAAGATCGAAAGATCAAAAAGAAAATCACAGAACACTTTAATGTAAGAGTAACTGTAAATCAGAATGGTGAAATAGATTCTCATTATTATCCTTATGGTATAAATGAGATTACTGGTTACAAGAAGAGAACACTACCTAAAGAATTCACTGTAGTAGGTAAGATTAAAAGTTTGTTCGGTCAAATGCAAGCAGGTAATGGTGGTAAACAATTAGTCATTACTGAAGGCGAAATTGATGCTATGACTGTTACACAAGCTTGGTGTGACAAGTATGAAAAGATCTATCCAGTAGTTTCTATTCCTTCTGCTAGTCAAACTAGTATCTTGTTAGCTAATCGAGACTGGTTACGTAGCTTTGATTCTGTAGTTATTTGGTTTGATAATGATGAGCCAGGTAAAGAAGCTGCAGATAAAGCTGCTAAGATTATTGGGTTTGATAAAGTCAAAGTAGTAAAGAACACTAAGTTTAAGGATGCAAATGAGCTATATGTAAAAGAAGGTTTCTTAGCAGTACTCTCCGTTATCTGGGATGCACAAGCTTGGAGTCCAGTAGGTATTGTTAACTCAGCAGATACTTGGGAGTTATACAAGGCTGAATCTGAAATTGACTATGTACCTTGGCCTGACTTTGCTGTTGACTTAAATAAGAAAATTTATGGTAGATGCTTAGGCTCTATTACTGTACTTTGTTCAGGTACTGGCATGGGTAAGAGTTCATTCTTAAAGGAAGATCAATATCACCTATTACAAACTACTAAAGAAAAGATTGGCATTTGTTCGCTAGAGGAAAGTGTATCTGAGACTGTAGAAGGTCTTATGGCACTGCACCTAAACAAGCGTATTCAGCTTCCTGATGTAGATGTTACACCAGAAGAAGAACGTACTTCATGGGAAGAAACCATGGGTACAGGTCGAGTATTATTCTTAGATCACCAAGGTTCTATGGGAGATGACTCCCTAATTGACAAGATGGAATTTATGGCTCTTAGCGGTTGTAAGTTTATTTATCTTGATCACATTACTATTGCTGTATCAGATGCGGAAGATAATGATGTAAATCGTGCTACCGATAAACTTATGTCAGACTTGCTTAAGTTAGCAAAGAGACATAGTGTATGGGTAGGTGTTGTTAGCCACTTAAGAAAGACTAATAACAATCAAAAATCATTTGAAGAAGGTGCAGTTCCTTCAGACGATGATTTAAAAGGCTCTGGTTCTTTGAAACAAATTGGTGCTCAGTTAATTGCTATTAGTAGAAATAAACTTGAGGCTGATCCTATTCAAAGACACACTAGTAAACTTTGGGTTTTAAAAGATCGTTGGACTGGTAGAACTGGACCAATGGGTCAATATCGTTTTATAGAGGATACAGGTCGGCTTGTTAATGCTGGAGATTCATTTGAGGATCTTACAATATGAGATATGCCGTATTTGCCTATGATGATGTAATTAATAAATACAATGAATATATTTATGATGAATATGCAGAATGTGAAGCAGCTTTAGAGATATTTTACAATAATGATATAGCTGCATTTATATGTGTTTCAGATGAATCGATGGAAGGAAAAATAGCAGATGTGCTATTACGTCCTGGCACTTGCTTTAATGCTTAACAATAATAATAAAAAATAATGAAATACTACGATATTGAAATTGATCTAGAAAAGGATAATCTACTTACAGACTACGCCTTTGACATGGTGCTTGAGTTCTATGCTCAAGATGGGGAAACCTCACCACAGGAAGTTTATGCAAGGGCTTGTCGTGCTTGGAGCACATTTAAAGGTCAGACAGATTTAGCTTTGGCTCAAAGACTGTATGACTATATCTCAAACAAATGGTTTATGTTTGCCTCACCAGTATTGTCTAATGCACCAGACATTGATGGTAAAGGCAAGGGTATGCCTATCTCCTGTTTCTTAACTTATGTTCCTGATACTGTGCCTGGTCTTATCGATCATAGCTCTGAAATTCGCTGGCTATCAGTCATGGGTGGAGGTGTTGGTGGCCATTGGAGTGATATCAGGAGTGTCTCTGATATTGCTCCTGGTCCTATACCTTTTCTCTCAACTATTGATGCTGATATGACTGCATATCGTCAAGGTAAAACACGCAAAGGATCTTATGCTGCATATCTTGATATTGATCACCCTGATATTCTTGAATTTGTTAGTATTAGGGTTCCCACAGGCGATAATAATCGTAAATGTCTTAACCTACATAACGCTATTAATATCACTGATAAGTTCATGGAAGCTGTCAAAGAAGGTCGAGAATATGAACTTGTTGATCCAAAGAAAGGATCCACAGGCGAGTTTCTTGATGCTCGAAAAGTATTTGGAAAGCTATTGGAGACTCGCTTTCGCACAGGTGAGCCTTACCTTAATTTCATCGATACCGCTAATGATGCTCTACCAAACCAGTTAAAGTCTAAGGGATTAAAGATTCATGGTAGTAATCTTTGTAATGAGATTCACTTGCCAACAGCAGAAGGTCGCACTGCAGTATGTTGTTTGAGTTCTGTTAATCTTGAGTATTTTGATGATTGGAAAAACACAAACATGGTTGCTGACTTAGTAACTATGCTTGATAATGTGCTTGAATACTTTATTGAGAATGCTCCACCTGCTCTTAGTAAAGCTGTTTTATCTGCAAAGAGTGAAAGATCTATTGGTCTAGGTGCTATGGGTTTCCATAACTACCTGCAAAGTAAATCAATACCTTTTGAAAGTGAACTGGCTACTAAGGCAAATACCGAAATATTTAGGTATATTAAAACTGAGGCAAGGGAAGTATCTAAATCCCTAGCCGAGAAGCGTGGACCTGCTATTGATATGAGTCCTCTTATGATTCGTCATTCACATTTATTGGCTATTGCACCAAATGCATCCTCTGGCATCCTATTATCTACTTCTCCCTCTATTGAGCCTAACAAGGCTAATGCATATACCCATCGTACTCGTGCAGGTTCTTTCTTAGTTAAGAACAAGTATCTTGAACAGTATCTGGAGAGCACTAATCACAATACGAGTGAAGTATGGTCTAATATTATTACTAATAGTGGTTCAGTTCAACACTTACCATTCTTAGATGATAAGACTAAAGCTGTGTTTAAAACTAGTTTTGAGTTAGATCAGAACTGGATTATTAAACATGCAGGTGATAGACAAAAATATATTTGCCAAGGCCAATCAGTAAATATTTTCTTTCCTGCTGGAGCAGACCGCTCTTATGTGAAAGATGTTCATGTTTATGCTTGGGAAGCTGGACTTAAGGGTTTGTATTATTTACGTACAGAGGCTAAAGTTCGTGCTGAGAATGTATCTGAGAAAGTAAAAGAAAATAAATTGAAACAAATTAAAGAGACTATCATTTATGGAAAACCAAACTGTCCTCAATGCACAATGGCGAAATCACTTCTCGAGTCAAGAGGAATTCAATACAGCTATATTGATATCACTACAACAGGTAAATCAGCAGCTGAAATCACTGGAAGAGCAGATGTCCGTTCTCTCCCACAGATCTATCTTGATGGCGAATACGTTGGCGGCTTTGGTGAACTCTACAACAGATTCTCAAAGCTCTCCGTAGAAAATGAAGTGACAGAAGACAATGAATGCAAAGCTTGTGAAGGATAATATGGCAACCTTAACTGAATTTAATAAGACATACAAACCTTTCTTGCATGATTGGGCTGTAGATATTACAAAGAAACACGAAGAAATTCATTGGACTGAAGATGAGGCTGACTTATCTGAAGATGTATCAGACTGGAAACTAAAGCTTAGTGTAGGTGAAAAAGAGTTTATTACAAATATTCTCCGATTGTTTACACAAGGTGATGTTCAAGTTGGTCAGAATTATTATGACTATTTGATTCCTCGATTCAAGAATAATGAAGTACGTGTTATGCTTGGTTCCTTTGCTTCTCGTGAAGGTACTCACCAAAGAGCATACGCACTATTGAATGATACACTTGGATTGCCTGATGAAGAATATCATAAGTTTCTTGAGTATAAAGAAATGTCTGAGAAGATTGACTTTATGCAGAACAATGATACTAGTTCCCAAACAGGTGTTGCTCTAGCTCTAGCCAAAGGTGTTATGAATGAGGGTGTAGCCTTGTTCGCCTCCTTTGTCATGCTACTAAACTTTCAAAGGTTTGGTAAGATGAAGGGCATGGGTACTGTAGTTGAATGGTCTATCCGTGATGAGACAGTACACGTAGAGGGTGGTGCTCGACTGTTCCGAGAGTTCTGTAACGAGCATCCTCGTATTGTTAACGATGAACTTAAGTCTAAGATTTATCAAATGGCTCGTGATGCGGTAGATTTAGAAGATAAGTTTATTGAATTAGCATTCTCTAACTATAAGATTGAAGGTATTAGCAAACAAGATGTAAAAGACTATATTCGTTATATTACAGATCGTAGGCTATTACAACTAGGCATGAAGACTATCTTTGACCAAAAGCATAACCCTATGACTTGGTTAGATTGGATTCTTTCTGGTGTATCTCACGATAACTTCTTTGAGAAGCGTGTAACTGAGTACAGTGTAAATGGTATGGTTGGAGATTGGGATTGGAAATGAGTCCAGCAGATAAAATTAAACTTACAAACATGGTCGATCAAAGTGTTAATCATACGCTATCAGTATTAGATGTAACTAATAAGGAAGAGATTATGAATCATTTTGAGAAAGTTGCTGTATCTATACTGGAACATGCATCACCAGAAGACTTTAATGAACTTAAAAGTTTTATTGATTCTTACTTACAGAAGAAAGCAAATAAACTAGGTGTTAATCGTATCTACACAAATGAGCAAGAATAACAATTGGCAGGAATTAGAACGTGAAGAAAAGCAATTCAAAGACGATAGAGGAGCTCCCTCAAGTCGAACCAAGCGACCCTATAAGCGAGATAAGCAACAAGGACGATGGTGGGAAGAGTATAGCTCCGAAGAGGAAGACGAAGAAGGATCTGATCCAAGAAATTAAAGAGAATATCAATGCAAGCAGTGTGCATGTATCACAATTTAGGTTAGTGATTGATGATATTAGCAAAGATACTCGAGTGCTTGTAGAAGATCTTTGGAATACTGGTATCACTTTTATTGTTGCTGGCTCTACGGATTTAGTGTCATTAAACGAGCTAAATAACGATATCATTAACAGGTCAAATTCAATTGGTAGATGGAAGGTTACTAATCCAGCAGATATTTATCTTGAACCCGCAGAATTATTTATTTCAACTAAGGAATTATCAAATGAGCAAACTATTCGGTTGCCAGTTCAACAAGTACTCAAGTACTATTAATGCTAAGGGGAAACCTAAAGCACCTGAGGCACCTGACTCGCCCAATCCTCCTCAACCTGTAAATCAAGAAGAGAGTGATGGTGGTTACTACTGGTTTGGTAAGAATATTATGCGTAATGGTATTCTGTATCTTATGGGTGAAGTAGAAGATGATTCTGTACAGCCTATTATTATGGCTATTATGGAATACAACCTTATGGCAAAAGAAGATCAACCAAGTAAGCTAGTACTATTCATTAATAGTCCTGGTGGCTTTGTCTCCTCTGCTTACCATTTAATTGACACTATTAAGCAGTCAACTATTCCTGTAGCTACTATTGGTACTGGTGAAGTTGCCTCTGCAGGTGTAATGCTCTTGATGTCAGGTCAAAAAGGTAATCGATTCATTACTGAAAACTGTTCTGTAATGTCTCATCAATTCTCTCGTGGAGTTGTTGGTAAAGAACATGAGATAGCAGCTGCTGCAAAAGACTTTCAACTAGATTCTGAACGTATGTTGCATCATTATCGTAAGTGTACAGGTAAATCTGTAACATATATTCGTAAGCATTTGTTACAACAGTCTGATTGTTTCTTCTCTCCAGAAGATGCAGTCACTCATGGTATTGTAGATGAAGTGATTAAGAATCCATAACAAAAGCCCTGACTAGAAATAGTTGGGGCTATTTTATCAAGGAAGATATGATAAGTGAAAGAGATATTGAAGATTGGCTACACTATGAACTAAGAGAAGTCACTAAAGAAATTGATGATAACTACTGGAAGTTTTCTGCTTCATTAGGAACAGATAAAGAACTTTTAGCAAGTTATGAATCAAGTGTTGATAGACTAAAACGTATTTTAGGAAGGTTAAATGGTAGCAATTCCAATTGAAAATTATAAACTATTACTTAAACTTTTAGAGCGATTTGACAATGAGCGTAGAATCAATGAAAACACAGTAACAGAGTTTGAAAATGGTTATGCCTGTGCTAGTCACTATGCATACGAAGGTTTGTCAGAAGCTTTAGACTCACTCCCTAAACTAAATAAGGTTTGTGCATTATGCAAGAAAGATATAAATGACAGTACTAACTAATCCAGATGATATTGCGGCTTATAGGTTACTAGTGTTACAAAAAGGTTTATCTTTAGAGACTAAAGGTATTAAGATGACTCGTGGTAGATCATGCTATAGTATTATTAAGAGTGAATTTAATTTAAAAGGAAATAAGATCAGAGTCCTAGATCAGTTTACTAAACTACTTCAGGAGCAAAATGTCTTACGCAAATAAGTTAAGAGTTAGATCTAGGAGACAAGCAGATCTTTTTATTGAACTAAACACAAGTATTAAAGACTTTAAAAGATTATCTGAAGTTAATGGTAACTCTTTAGATTATGAAAGTTTAGGTCATAGGATTGTTAATATAGCCTATGAAAGTTTATCAAAAGAAGCAAGAGGGAATTTAAAGCCATTTAATCCAAGATGGTCAACTGTCTATAAAATTAGAGAAGAAATTGCAGGTAAATTAAATGATCACTTTACAAAACTTCAAAGACCAACGAACCAACCAACTGAAGGGATTGTTAGACCAAATCTATAACGAGTTGTATGCAATAGAACAAGTTAAGGGTTTTGAAAATCCTGATTTATGGAAGCCCGATAACTTTATTGACTATTTAGTAGATTCTCTTAGAAGTCATTACATGAGAACTACTTATAGTATTGATTGGGATGAGAGCAAAGAGATGTATTACTGGTTACGTTCTATGGCAGAAGGCCCTCCAAAGCCTCCTCCTGCTCCTGTTCATAAACCAATAGCAAACAACTTTAAGTTTGCTGATTTAGTTAGCCAACATACAGTTTATGACGACAATTATAATATAGTTCGTTATATAGATGGTCAAGGTAATTGGATTGAACGAAGAGCAGATGGTGACTACGTAATCTCAGCATAATGGCTAAGGCTAAGAAGTCTACTAGTATAACAGTTAAATCTACTTGCTCATCTGAGCTTGCAGAGTTAATAAGACGACGTAGAGCACAAATGTTAATTCATTCGTGTATCTACTATGAGTTAAATGAAAGCATAATCTCTGATCATCAGTGGCAAGCATGGGCTGATGAATTACAAAAACTACAAGAACAAAATCCTAATTGTTTAAGAATTGACTTTTACGATTGGGAATTCAGAGATTGGGATGGAGCTACAGGGGCTCATCTACCACATAGAAACCCTTGGGTGTTCCAGAAAGCACATTATATTTTAAATCTATCAAGAGAGAAAAATGGCTAAACCAATCACAATTACACAAATGAATGAGGAATTTAAGTTTTGCTTACAGATCTTAAATATGAACAGAGACTGGCATCGTAGAGATCAAAGAGCTTATATGTTCCACCCTGTAATCGAAGAGATTATGAAGAAGCATATGCCTGAGAATTATCGTTTGTTGGCATTAGAGTTTCCGCATCAATCAGTACGTGATGCCTCTAATGTAGCTTATACTAGAGATGAGCGTTCAGGTATTGCAGATCGTCAGACTGTTACTACATTCGGTAGATACATTCGTAAAATGTTTCCACAATTGAAAGACCATGAGATCCGTGACTATGCTACTAAGTGTCGTAACGATCTTTATGAGATCTGGGAAACTTCAGATGAGATTGTTAGGAGTGTTCAGTTAGGTCCAAAGTCTTGCATGACATGGGATTCTTCTCATACTCCAGGAACTGATAGCTATGATTATGATAGCTTACATCCTTATCGGGTTTACGCACCTGAGTTAGGCTGGAAAACCGCTGTACGTCTAGACCCTGATACTAAGCTTATTAACGGTCGTGGTCTAGTTTGGCATAGTGCAGATAATGATCAGAAAGTGTTTGTTCGTACATACAAACGTGGTTCTGACTACAGTTATGCTGATGAGGCATTAGAGTATTGGCTTAAAGAAAACGGGTATCAGCATCATAGCGCATGGCCTGAGGTTCCACTTAAGCATTTCAGCCATGGTCCAAACTTCTTAGCTCCTTATATTGATGGTGATACTCAACGAGTAGCTAAACATTCTACTAAGGCTTTTAAAGAAGGTGGTCCATACTATAGTCTAACTATTTGTGAAAATGGTGAGTACGAATGTAGTAATACAGATGGTAATGTCTATGACAGTGATGATTGTTTCTGCGATAGTTGTGACTCATATTACAATACTGATGATATGCGTCAAACATATCGAGGAGATGATGTTTGTTATCATTGTGCAGACGAGCATTATGTAGAAGCTTATGTACGTGAAGACTATACAGAGCTTGTTTCATCAGATGAGACTATTGAGTGTGAAGGCGAATATTATCATGAAGATTATTACGATCGACATGGTATTGTTTACACTCAGAATGATGATTATCAGTTTAAGAAGAACTGTATAGAGTCAGCAGGAAGTGAATGGCATTTAAGAACTACAATTGAGGATAATGATGAATATATAATTATTGATGACTTTGCTTACTACAAGTCTGACTGCTTCTTTTGCGAAGGTACACAAAGATGGCATTTAGATACTGAAGAGCGAATGGAAGTAGATGGAAAAGTCTACAGTATGGATTATTATGAACAAAACATTTCCGAAACGGAAGAAGGTTAATATGTCAACACAACTGATTAAAGATCTTGAGTTTGCATTGTCGTTAAATCGTCCTCATGGAGGAACTGGTGTAACTGCATTGTGTAACTATATTGTCGAGAGAGTTGGAGATGGTGACTTGTCTGTAGACTTCGGTGGGAATATTCATGTAGACATGCGTGATGACTCTAGCAATAAAACTTTATTTACTGCTCACGTAGATACTGTTCATCGTGCTGATGGTCCCAACACGTTTACATATATGAATGACTTCATTCTAGCTGCTACAGCAGGTCAGCCTCTCGGTGCTGATGATGGTGCTGGCGTTGCTCTGCTCTTACACATGATTGATAATCGAGTACCTGGTTACTATATTTTCTTTCAGGGCGAAGAGAAGGGCGGCATCGGCTCTAGTTGGCTTGCGTTAAATGATCCAGATCTGATCTATGGTTTTGATCGAGCAATTACATTCGATCGTAAGAACACACATAGTGTAATTACTCATCAGATGTGCGGTCGTACTTGTTCAGATGATTTTGCATATGCCTTGTCAGATGCTCTTAATGATGCATGTGATGAGTTTATGTTTATTCCTGATGATGGCGGTGTTTATACTGACACTGCTGAATTTGCTGAGATGATCTCTGAATGTACTAATATCAGTGTAGGTTATTTCTCCGAGCACACATCTAACGAAAAATTAGACATGGTTCACTTTGAGAATTTAGCTGAAGCTGTATTAAAAGTTAACTGGGATTCTCTAGGTCATTTCCGTGATCCAGAGGAGATTGAAGAAGAAGTTCAGAAGTATTCTTATACAAACTATCCAACGTATAACAGTGCTTTTATGAAGACTAGTTATGAAGATTACTATAGCTATCCTGCAGATAATGAGTATGAGGTAGATCCAGTCGGTGGAAATGAAGTTGAAATCAGAGATGAAGAAATGGTTTTGATTGATGCTTTGGCAGATGCTAAATACGGTCTTAAATCAGATCTTATTAATATCATTGCTGAGTATGTACACCCTGAACAACCAGAGATGGCTGTTAAATTCTTAAACCGTAATGCATTAACAGATGAAGTTATCTATGATGCAGAACGTATGTTAGGTGCTGGATATGATAATACTCAAACCATCGAATATTTGTTTGATGCTATTTACAAGGAGTGATTTGTTTTGGTTAAACTAACTAACAAACTAATTAGAGAGCAGGATAAATTAGTTAAAAGGTTTTTATTGTTAAACCTTATACAAATCTCAGGAGAGGCTACACTGGATACACTAGATGAACTCGCAAAACTTAAAAAAGAACTCTACAAGGCTATGCAAGGTGAACACCAATAAACCAGTAAAGATTGAACAGATCTTAGTTGCTTATGATAGGTTTAAGGTTGAGACTGACAATACTATAAAGGTTCAAATTATAGATAAGTCAGTAAGGAAAGTAGTAATTCAATTATCAATTAAAAAGGAGTTATTCTCAAAGGCAACATTTGAAGAGTTGCAAGCGATCATTCGTTTTAAAGCTAGGAAGGGTGGTTTTATACTACCTAAGACTTGGTCATTTTTAAGAAACACTGTATGAAAATTGTATACACACTTGAAGACTTGTTTGGCTATCCTATTGGAGATGTTAGTGAAGATCAAACAGACGGATCATTTAATGTCTATCATTATGATTCGGATAAAATGTATGGACCTTTTAAAACTAAAGAGGATGCAGAGATATTTTTAAATCAGGTAGAATATGATCTCAAATGAAGAACACGCAAGAGTAGTTGAGTTAGTTTATGCTCATGACTATTACATTCATTTATTTAATGCAGTGCGTAGGAAGTATGCTGAACGAAATATGAAAACTAATACCCCACATTTCTGGAATGACTTCTGGATTGAGTTACCACATACATTAGCAATTCGTAGGGCACCATTTTGGGATATCTGTAATTTAGCAGAACAAATTTATGAGTACAATAATGAGCTTGACACAGATATGTGAAAAGCATAAACAAGAGATTCCTAATTTTTTAGAAACTTGGGAATTATCTGATGCACTCTTTCAAGATCTTTATGACTATTACTTTGATCAAATGCCATTAGGTACTAGAAAAGCTAGAGATGGAGATCCTGAAGAGTGGATTGCAGAAAGATTTAGCAAAGATGTTTATTGTGAAATGGATTTAAAATTACCATGAGTGATGTAGAAAAATTTTATGAAGCGGCTAGAGCTAAATTTCCTGGTTCTAGACCTTGGCATCAATTAGAACCTATAGAACAAATGCAAATTGTTCAGGCTATTAATTTTATTCTTGGAGCATTAACACGATGATTGAAACTTTTACATACAATGCTTGGCATAAAACTAAATATGAACCTTTGTATTTAGAATGCGAAGTTGAATATACACCACCTGAGATTGGTAGCCGTGAGTTTGGTACAGGTCTTCAACTTGAACCAGACTATGCTGAGTCTATTGTTATTCTCAGTGTTAAAGTGGGAGGTGTAGACATTATGGATGTAGTTAGTGAACATGTCCTTCAAGATATTGTTCAGTATCATTTAGAAGTTTTAGAAGACCGAAAAATAGCTTACTACGATTGAACAAAATGAAAAACTTTAAACTACTTGACTGTTATCGTCCAGACTGCAAGCTTTACATCTCTGATGCTAAAGTGTCTTATCATGCCCCATTATATGATAATGAAGGTAAAAACTTGGCTATTGATTTGAGTATTACTACAGGTAAACTTAGTTGTGAATCTTGTGGTAGAGCCTGGAACTTTACTGATTCATATAGTGATATTGTATATCAGGAGATTGAAAAATGAGTGGTTGGTTAATTGCTGTTACAGGTGCTATATATGCTTATGTAGCTGCTGAACAGTTTTATTTAGGTAATATAGGTATGACAATTGCCTATGTTGGTTATGCTTTTGCTAATATAGGGTTATGGATGTTGGCATCATGACATGGATATGCAGAACTAAAGAGAATCCTGACAAGGAATTCAAGACTCGTAAAGCCGCTATTGAATGGGCACGTTATAACTCAAATGGGATTTATATCATATGGAAAAAGAAAATAAAATCTATACCTACTTTGATTTAGAGCAAGCATTAATGCAATGCTGGACTGTTACTGATGATCTTAGATCAGGTATGGACCGTAAAGTGCTTGCAGAATACTATGAACAAAAATTTGAACACACTTGGGAAATTTTTAAAGTACTTGTAAAGGAACAATATGACAGATCGACAACTAGTAGCTAATGTGCTACGTACTCCCGACGGTACTATTCTACAATCTTACCATGTACACGACTATAAAGAGCATGTAGATGCTAATGGTAAAACGTATATGGTTGATGGTGGAATGAACTATATGCGTAGAACATGGTATGAAGAGGGCAATGGAGAAGATTTGTCAGTTTACACTGATGAGCCTCACACCAAAATTCGTGAATGGTTTCGATGGGGTACTTATGGTAAAGAAGGCAAGGGTCCATTAAACTGGGTTGCACTTAAGAACTTAGAGACAGCACATATTAAAGCTATTCTTGATGAAGGTTATGCACGTTCATACATTAGGAAAATGTTTGAAGATGAACTTGAACTTCGTAAGGGAAAGCCTCTAGGCTTAATTATTAAGCTTGGGGATAGTGCTATTGCTTCCTATAATGGTGTTGATCAACAACTTCATGGATTCTGTATTCAACATGAATCTAGGAAAGATTTGGTTAACCGATATATGACATCAAGCCTTGTGTTAGGAAAAGTAGGTCAGGAGACTTACGAGACACTTAATACAATCTACAACGTATTAAAACCTGAAGGAGTTAAAGTTGAAAATACATCCGCATCATGATATAATTATTGCTTACCTTGAAGATAAACAGGTACAATACTACAGTTTAGGCGAATGGATTGATGTACCTAAACTCTCTGCTATAGGGGGTAATCTTCCTAACTTTAATTTTAATGTAGAGTATAGAGAAAAGCCTGTAAATCAAATTCATAGATATAATGTAATTCAGATTGGTAGAGCGCCTATATTTAGAGCAGCTACTCATGGTGAAATAGAAAATCTTGAGTTAGAGTTTAATGGTAAGGGTGATCTTATCTCAGCAAAGGTTATAAATGCCTAACGTATTTGTAATTTCAGATACACACTTTGGTCATGCAAACATTCTTACATTTCTTAAAAGCGATGGGGCAAAACTTCGCCCTTGGGAGAATGTAGAAGAGATGGATGCTGCATTAATTAAAAACTGGAATGATGTAGTTAAACCTCATGATAAGATTTATCACTTAGGAGATATAGCAATTAACAAGAAATCTCTTGATGTACTTGCTCAATTAAATGGTGATAAGGTTCTTATTAAAGGTAACCACGATATCTACAGGCTAGGAGATTATGCTAAATATTTTAGAGACATTCGTGCTTATCATGTGATGGATCGATTAATTTTTAGCCATATTCCAATTCATTCAGGAAGTAAACAAAGATTCAAAGGTAATGTTCATGGACATACTCACTCTAACTTTGTGTTAGATGAGTCTGGAAATAAAGACCCTTGGTATTTACCAGTATCTGTAGAACAAATTAATTATACACCCGTTTCATTAGAAACAATCAGGAGTTATTACAATGCAATTAGTTAATGTTTTTACTCATTATGTTTCAGGTAGCAATAAACA